ATCAGCACAATGCTTAAGAGAGCTATGCAGAGGGCAGGCTACGACTCCGAGAGGATCACAGCACACAGCTTAAGACATACGGCAGGAACTAATGCACAGGAGCTGACAGGTAACCTGTATCTGACACAGCAGTACATGAGGCACGCCAGCCCAGCAACGACAGAGATCTATCTGCATGTTGATACTGAACAGCAGGAGGCAGACATAGCACAGAGGCTGTACAACAAGTATCACGGAATAAGCACAAAAGATAGCACGCAGGATGCGCTTATTTCACTCTTAAAGGGAATGAGTGCGGAGCAGATCAGTCATATTTTAGCCTCTGCCGTAAGATAGCAGGCTAAAGGATAAATGATACCTGCAGGAGTGCTAAAGGCTCTCACAGGGCAAAATATGCGGTACTTTTCACCGCAGACTCACCGCAGAACTGCTAAAAGGCGTCACAATCAACCGCAGATCAACCGCAGAAACACTTTTTATAGACTTGAAAAAACCTGAACTTGAGAAAAGCGCAAACAGGGCTTAAGTGCTGCTGTTTCAACCGCGTTTCAACCGCGTCCGGTTATAGACCTTAATTAAACTAATATTGAATAGCTTAATTAGAAAATACACTATTTCTCTTGTGCATCATGCACACGACAACTAACAGGAGGTAAGAACATGAGTAAAAGTATTTGGGCAGGAACAGACACACCGAGAGATGTAACAGCGTTTGCTGCAGAGGGGCGTGAGCTGATCAGACAGCACGCAGGGGCTGACCTTGTTTTATCAGAGATAGGTGAGCTGTACGAAATGATAGCTGATGATCCACACAACGGCTGGTTTGATGCGCTGGGCGCTGCCTATGACATGGGCGTAGCTACAGGCGCACGCATAGCTGACAAATAGCAGGAGGGCTGTCATGAGGATCTACACGATAGCTACCCAAAAGGGAGGCACAGGAAAAACTACGACAGCAGCAGTATTAGCACAGGCTGCAGCCTACAAGGGCAGGCGAGTACTCGCTATTGATTTAGACCCGCAGGCTAACCTGTCGTACTGTTTAGGGGCTGACGAGTCGCACGCAGGCAGTTATGACCTCCTGCAAGGTATGCCCTCTGCATCAGCCATACAGCACACGGCACAGGGCATAGATGTTATATCAGCCAGCGCAGATCTGCAGACAGAGAAAAGTACAGCAGGATCTGCACGCAGACTACAGCAGGCGCTGGAGCCTGTAAGATCACAGTATGATGTTTGCATCATTGATACTCCTGCTACAGCCGGAGAGCTACAGTACAACGCTATGCAGGCAGCTACAGATCTGCTTATACCGCTGGAAACAGACAGCTACAACCTGCAGAGCTTAAAGCAGGTAACAGACACGGCAGCGCAGATCCGGCAGAGCAACCCGCAGTTAAGGATAGCAGGAGTACTGCTGACAAGGCACGACAGCAGACCGATCATTAACAGACAGCTACAGGAACTGCTGGAGCAAGGCGCTGCATCTATGGGCATCCCTTTTTTAGGGACAGTCAGAAAAGCAATAGCTGTAATAGAGGCAGCTGCCCTGCAGGAGTCGCTGTACAGCTATGCACCTAACAGCAAGCCTGCACAGGACTACATGGAGATCTATGAGAAACTTGAGGCACAGGAGGTATAAGACATGGCAAAGAAAGATTTTACAGGTATAAAGGCAGGAGAGGCTGTAAAGAGTACTATTGCAGAGGCTACACAAGAAGTACAGGAGGGGCGTAAGAAACGCAAAACATATACTGATCAAGAGGCATATGAGTTTATGCAGGAGATGAAAACCACAGGACGCAAGGGCGTCAAACTGCCACGGATCAACCTTGCATTTACTCCGGATAACTATGAGTACATCCGCACTATGGCAAGAGCTGCGGGCATGAACTTGACCGACTTTGTTAATATGATCATTCGCCAGCACATGGAGGATCACGCTGATATGTACACGCAGGCGCTTGATTTTAGGAATAGGCTGTAGCACGAGCGTAGCATGAGAAATTGCGTGAAATAGCGTGAGGTAACACTATGAAAGACGACAAGCGCAAGGTATTAGATCTGCGTGACTATGTGACAGCTGACGGAGAGAGAGTCTTTGACAAGATAGAGTATGATCCGGACACAGGAGATCTGTTAGGCTTTGATCTGACTCCGGAGATGCAGAAGAAGTTAGGCGACAAGGCACAGCGTATAAAGGACTCCGTTGCTAAAATGACTACAGGCAAGGTAGATCTAAACAGAGTCTTTAAGGCGTATATAGAGGCTATGACTGTATCACAGCAGGCAAGGGACACGCTGAATTTTATACTGCACTCCACAATATCAGAGGACACACGCCAGCTCCTGCGGGAGGTAATAGACAACCTGCAACCTATACAGGAGGCTATAGCAGAGCTGGAGGAGCTGACTCCATACATAGAGGAGGAGCTAAAAAAGCCGGAGTACAACGGCATAACTCTTAATGAGATGCTGCAGGACATCACTCCTGCGGGACTGCTGGAACTGCCGGAGGACAGCACTCTGTATAAGGTACTGCAGATAGCAAGATCTGCAAGAGAGGCAGACAGAGCTACACAGATAGATGTTTACAGGGCAGAAAAGCTGGATCTACCTACAGACAAGCTCAACCTGTTTGCATGGGATCTGCGGGAAACTAAAGGACAGATAAAGTTTGACCTATCAAGGGCAGGATCTGACGACACAGCAACGGCTTTATTCTCGCTGTCATTCGATGATGATCCTAATATCAAAATCACAAAAGAGGTTGATCACTTTGATAAGCGAGTAATGAGCGCCTGCGGGACTGCATACGCCAGCGGTTATCCGATCATATCAGCGACAGGCATTTATTATGCTATGGGCAATACAGGTAAACCGAGTCAAAAGCATATAGACAAGATCAACGACTCTTTAACTAAATTGGACATGGCAAAGGTGTTTGTTGATAACACTATAGAGGCAGGTACCTACAACTATCCGAAATTCAGCAAAGAGGACAGACTGCTGCACTTCAAGAGAGTATCACGCATAGTAAACGGAAAAACGACAGATGCAATAATACAGATCCTTGAAGAGCCTGTGCTGATGATGTTTGCAAGGCAGAGAAAACAAATATCTGCCATACCTATAAAGGTACTGCGTACGCCAGCACGGAGAACGAATAACTATTATCAGATAGAGGACTACCTGCTATGGCGTATAGCACAGCAGAAAAACAAGGTAGGAAAACTGCGGGAGCAACAGCAGAAGAAGTACACGCAGAACAGACAGCGGGATCTGAAACAGGCAGCACATCTACCGATCCTGTTATCAACATTCTATGAGAGGACAGGTAACGCTAAAAAGGACGCTACAGGAAAAAAGCGGGCACGCAATACTGCAGAGGAGTGCCTAAAGCATTACATGTCAGAGGCAGGAGGACGCTGGATAACCGGCTACAAAATGAAGTCTGATCGCATAGAAATCACGCTGCCTATAAGCTAAAATGTGTCACTTGTTCGGCAGGAGGGGACTACCGAACTAATGACACCTACCTACCGAACTAATGACACCTACCTACCGAACTAATGACATTTAGCAAAACCGCAACCCGTTGCAATTACTGCGTTACAGGCTGCGGTTTTTTCTTAAAGATTCTAAAAGAATCTATAACCTGCGCTGCGGCTTTTCTGACGACAGCCGAGCGCCTATTTTTTACCTACCGAAAGAGGTATATCATTCAAGTGGCAGAGGAGCCTCCCGCCTAAAAAATACACTATCCGAAAGTAAGAACATCGGCAGGAGGCATCCCTATAGGTAAGGACTATTATACAGCTCCGGAGCCGTTGCGTAAATGGTAACAAGCACTGCGCATGAGCGCTCATGCCTGCCCGCTAAAAATAGCAAGCAGAGCATTTTGACACCTATCCTCTGCTGCAACGTTTTAGCAAGCAGAGGAATTGTGTCCACAATACGCAATTAGGGAAACCCTAAAACCCCTCTGCATCATTACTGCATCAATACAGGAGGTATCACATGAGATTAGACGAACAGACACAGATCACCTTATTAGGAAAGTGGTCAACAGGATCCAGCAGAGAGGACATTGAGAACTTTGAGCCGGAGATCTTCACCTACAGGAAACTGTACAAGGGAGTGATAGAGGGCAAACAGCCTGCACAGCTTTATGCAGAGGGACTGCTGGAGGGAGTCAGCATAACAGAACTGCTGCAGAACGGCACAGAGTACGGAGCCTATGCAGATGCATATGCACAGGCTCTGTCTGTCCAGCGCATGGACTATGCGGAGCAGTTAGGTGCTAACAATGGAGCTAACACAAGGGAGCTGATAGAAAAGATCAACTCACTTGACGCAGTTATCAGAGGAGAGAAATACAAGCCTGTAGCAGAGAACCTAAAGCAGATCCTGTTTGCAGATCTTGACGAAACAGAGAATGAAGATAACCCGCAGTACGGCAACGGCTTTAAGTATCTTGATAAGTTTACCGGAGGCATCCACAGAGGACAGTTAACAGTAATAGGGGCACGCCCACGAACAGGCAAGAGCGCTATGGGACTGCAGATAGCTGTCAACGTAGCAGAGCAGGGACACAAGGTATTATTTATCCCGCTGGAGATGCTTATACCGGAGAACCTTAAGAGGATCCTGCTGTATGCACAGATCACAGATCCTAATGAGCCTATAGACAGACATTATGCTGCAAAGTATCTTGATGAGCTGGAAAAGACTCTTAAATTCTGTGAGGGACTGCATAACCTTGACGGAATAGAGAAAGCTATCAAGGCAGAAAAGCCGGAGCTTGTTATCATAGATCAGCTGTCACAGATCACGATAGCAGGAGCGCACAGGGACACAAGAGAGATGCTGGTGCTGATCACACGGAACTTAAAGCGCATAGCACTTGAATACAAGGTGCCTCTGATCGTACTCTCACAGCTGAACAGGGATAGCACAGTAAACGGCAGACCGAGTTTAGAGAGCCTTGCAGAGTCTGACAGCATCGGACAGGATGCAGATAATGTTTTCCTGCTGTATGAAGAGGATGACAAGGGCAAGAGCAGAGAGGGCAAGAGGTACACAGATCCGAGAGATAAGCCTCTGCGAGAGATCAACCTGCTGATAGCTAAACAGCGCAACGGCATCACAGGTAAAGAGATCCCGCTCATGTTTAAGGGAGAGCGGTTTACTTTCAGCCCTGTTGATACATCCAAAAGGACTGCACAAGAGGATGATGATGTAATAATGGTTATATAGATTGCAGATGCACAGCCCCTCCTGTGGGCTGTGTTTTTTATTGCCATAAGACCGGAGGAGCAAGGCAGAAAACACATAAACCTATACTGACATAACAAGGGGCAAAAAATGCCCGCAAAACCTGGTTTTTAGCCGTTTTGAGCGCCCTCTGCATCCTTGTTGTATTTCTTATTCTATGCTATAATTTACACAAGAGATTTGTTGTGCATTAGAAGTGGCAGAGATATAGGAGGTATAATGCATAGCACGGAACCGGAGAACGTTTACAACATAATATCAGACGTAATGAACGGCTTAACAGTAGCAGGAGGAGGACATATGACGGAGGCAGCTAAAGAGGCACGCAGAGCCTATAAGCGGGAATGGAACCGCAAGAACAAGGACAAGGTTAAAGCAGCGCAGGAGCGCTATTGGAACAAACGAGCAGAGGAGGCAGCAGAGGCTATAGCCAAACAGACTGCCGGAACTGTAGCTATGGAGGGCTAACACATGACAGACGCACAGAGAAGAGAAAGGATCAAATACAGAGCAGGGCTGTACGCACAGGGCGTACTGACTATTGAGGAGTTTGCAGATCTTGAGAGAGAGGACGCTGCTATAGAGGCAGCCAAACAGGATGCAGCGCTTAACGCTATGCTGCCGGAGGACTTGAGGGACGCCACAGAGGACAGCAGCCTGCCGGAAACGACAGCAACGGCACCAGCGCCACAGATGAAAGAGGACGGAACTATCAGCCTTGTAGGACTGACTAAAGAGGTGTTTAACGAGCTGACGCTGGATGAGCAGAACAGGCTGTACAAGATAGCTCCGGAGCGCATCCGTAGGATCGTAGAGGATAAGCCTGCATACATGAGCCTGCTGGATCCACAGCCAAAAGACTACACAACCACAACAGCAGAGGACTTTAAGAGGATGAGCCTGCAGGAGCTGCAGGAACTGTATGACGCAGATCCTAAACTGTATCACTCCCTGCATGAGGAAAGTAAGAATGGCTAATGACAACATAAGCAAGTACAACAGGAGCCTGTCACCGGAGGAGAGCAGAGCAAAGTCACGGAAAGCAGGACGCAGATCCGGAGAGGTACGCAGAGAGAATAAGCTGGTAAAAGAGCGTATTTATGCCCGCATCAATGAGGATGATTGGAATGTGATCATAGATAACTTTATTGAGAGGGCTAAAGTGAATACAAGGGACTTTGAAGTGCTGCGGGACACTATAGGGCAAAAGCCTAAAGAGTCCATAGGTGTTGATCATGGCGACATAGAAATAGTTGTAGAACGTATACACAATGACTGATAAACACACAGCGAACACACAGGAGAATGACTGCAAGAGAGTTTTTAGAGAGCTATCTACAAGCGCAGCACGATGCAGATCTGCTGCGGGAGAAATACGATGCTTTGCGGGAAAGCTACGACGGAACCGGAGGCAGTCAGTTTACAGAGTCCCACAGTACAGGCATAAGCAAGCCAACGGAACGCAAAGTAGAAAAGGCACAGAGAGCGCTGGAGGCATGGCGGGAGGCAGAGCTGGACGCATTAGAGATAAGGCAGAACATATTCGATGTGATCATAGATCTACCTATGAAACTATCAGACGTTCTGTATTATCGTTATCTGCAGGGCTACATATGGACAGAGGTATGCGACATTATGGGGCTGTCTAACACGCAGGCACACAAGAAACACAATGACGCCCTGCGGGCTGTGCAGGAGATATTAGACCAGCAGTCTGCTTAAGGGCGTTTATAGCCGTTTTCAGAGGCTCAATATCATGCAGAGGTAGCACAGATCCTCTGCATTTTTCGTGCCTTAAAAGGACTACAAAAGTGCTAACAAAAGTAGTACCAAAAGCGGTATCGCAAACAGCATACCTGCAGACGCCTCTGCATTAGATGCACAAGAGGTTTTTTATACATCAGACATTTAATTAATTGTTGAAGTCGTTAATAATTTATTATAGAATAGAGAAAAGAAATAGAACACACACAGACAGGAGGCAGGACATGAACCAGCTGACAACAGGAACAGCGCTCCCAGCACAGGAGCTGTCACAGACGCTGATCTATGAGTTTATCAAGTACATAGACAGAGGCGACAAGACCACAAGAACCTATTTAGTTAACCTGCGTCAGTTTGTCGCATGGCTTAAGTATGAGCAGATCAGCCAGCCTGTCAGACAGGATGTTATAGCGTACAGGGACTATCTGCTGTCAGAGCATAAGGCTATACAGCTGGACTACACAGATCCGCAGGGCTGGACATACAGAACAGATCACGCAGGCAGACCTTTAAGAGTCACCTGCAAGCCTAACACAGTAAAGCTGTACCTGCAGAGCGTCAGACAGTTTTTCAGCTGGACAGATGCAGAGGGCTACTATCCAAACATAGCTGCTAACATCCATGCACCTAAAGTGCGACAGGACGCACATAAAAAAGAGGCGCTGTCTGCACAAGATGTTTTTAAGATAGAGCAGAGCATAGATAACAGCACAGAGCAGGGCAAAAGGTTATTAGCTATGTACCTGCTGGCTGTCAATGCAGGACTGCGTACTGTGGAGCTATCAAGAGCTAACATCAAGGATGTTGAAGTAAAGAACGGCAATGCCTGCATTTACATATGGGGCAAGGGACACACAGAGGCTGATACTAAAAAGCCATTAGCTCCGGAGGTATATGCAGCCATTAAGGACTACATAGACAGCAGATCTGATAAGCCTACAGCTAACAGCCCTCTGTTTGTCGCTACAGGTAACAGATCCGGAGGCAAGCGCCTTGCTACTACAACAATCAGCACAATGCTTAAGAGAGCTATGCAGAGGGCAGGCTACGACTCCGAGAGGATCACAGCACACAGCTTAAGACATACGGCAGGAACTAATGCACAGGAGCTGAC